GATACCTGCCAATCATACGCGAGAAGTGTGCAAAATGGAAAGAGATAATGACCCAGTTCCACTTAGAACTGGAGAAGGCGGACCGAGTCTGGGAGGCGTGCATGCACGCATTCCCTGGTCTCGCCACTGGTCTCAATCCTCACACATACAATCCCGCAAATCCTGCCTCCCTTCTGGATATGGAGACAGATATGGAATTGGCAGAATTTCTCCTCGGTTTTCGCTGTTGGCCCCGAGCAGTTCTGCGCGAACGCGCCGCCACGAATGTAGCCATTCTCAATAAATCCCTAAAGGAGATCGCATATATGCGAAACTCCGGTAGTCGAAGCGAGGCTCGACTCACTGCGTTCTGTAACGCTGCGGGAAAGTTGAGGTTGGCCACTATTCATGACGACGCAATCGTCATCGCTGCACGTAACATGAGTCAGGCGCTACTACAGACACTAAGATACACCCGATCAAATCGTGCCATGCTCTCTGCTTCGCGAGTTGAACTTCGCGAGCAAAGCAAGAATAGTAAAATCTATTCTGCTGATTGGAGCAAGGCAACAGATTGGATAGGGTGTGACCTAGCCTGCACGATTGTCGAGACTGCTCTAGAGAATCTCGGAGTCGATCCTGAGTTAATTGCCGCCGTACCATGGGTATGCGGAAATATGAACATCAAGGTCGACTTCAAGGGAGAAACTCTCGAACAAAAGCGAGAATCGACGCCCCTCACGACCGGGGCACTAATGGGGCTCGGCCCGAGCTGGTTCTGTCTCGGTGTGCTGAACGACTATGCCGCTATCCGAGCCGGCGCTCATCCTGACACTTTCCAGGTAAACGGCGATGATCTGGTCGCGTGCTGGGACCAAGCTACCATAGATAAGTATGAGTCTATAGTGCTTCAATTGGGTCTCAAGCTTAACAAGCGGAAGTCCTTTATTGGACATCACGGCGTGTTATGCGAACAGATCGTCGAGCGTATCCCAGGCGGTGCACGCGGATATTCTGAGTTCCGTCTGGGTGAGTGTTCCGGCGCAGTCTCAACCGCGGCCGATCGAGGGGCGTACGTTGTCGACGACTTACATAAAATCGTCAACGGCAAATACAACCCCGAGACCGGCCGACCCGCCCACCGGCTATTAAAACGACTTGCAAACTTGACGCTACTACGTTCGGCCCTCTCTCATAAAGTCCCTGGACGCTTGTCCGAGGGAGGAGGCGGCTTAGGCCGCGCTAACGAAGAGACTTTAAAGCTCTTCTTACGGAGAGGACCGGTCGGTTTACGCTCAAGAGAGAAGACTCGTCTTGAATTGGCCGATGGAGACCGTCGGCGAAACTTCATTCTGCAATCCTTACTCAAACCACCAAAAGGTAGCGAAGCCCTGATCCCGATCACGGACGTTCTAAAACGCGACGTGATAATTAGGGGAGAGATCAATGATTCTCTAGGCCAGGACTGGAAGAAGCGCGCCGTCGCCAAAACACTCACAATTGCCGATCACAAGAAACGATTCCATACGCAGGCTCAACGCCTCGATACAACCTCCTGGCAAAGTATGCTCGCGTCAAAAGACGCTAAGGCTTATTACTCTTGCAGAGGAAGGATCAAGGCTGCAAACCATTGCAAGAACGGTCGCTGGCAAAAGGCGATCCAGACACTCATCAGAAACCCGCGCAAGATTTGCGCCGAGGCTCAGACAGCTCTGCTCTGTGCTTCCCTGAGGCCCTCAATTTCGCGAACGGCGAAACGAAGGACCTCCTCCCACCAAAGGAACCCGGTAGACTAGTACCGG